TGGTTCCACTTCTGTAACTCCTGGAGATACTCTTTATATTAGAGTTGGTGCCGGTGGAACTGGTGGTCGTTCCTACAATTATAATAATGCTGGTTCTGCAGGAACTACTGGAAATTCTGGTGAATCTAGTTATATAAAAACAGTATCACATTCTGGCACTTCTCTTCTTGAAGGTGGAGGAGGAGGTGGTGGGGCATATGGAATCTTTACTGATGCAAGTGGTGGTAGTGGAGGATCTTCCAGTGGAACCATGAGGACTAATGGTGGTTCTGGTCGTAATGGTGGTAATGGAAGTAGTAGTCGTGGTGGTGGAGGAGGAGGTGCTGGCGGATATACTGGAAATGGTGGTGCCGGTGCAAATGGCGGTACGCTTAGCGCAAATGGGTCTAATGGTTCTGGTGGAGGCGGAGGTGGAGGTGGAAATAGTTCTACTTCTATAACTGAGGAAGTAGTTAATCCTGGTGGTGGAGTTGGAATATATGCATCTGGATCTAATGGATTTGGAGGAACAGGTGGATCAACATCTCTAACCGTAAATTCTGGGTCACCTGGATCTGATGGAAGTAGAGGAACATCTTCATCTGGAAATTCTACGTCTCAAACGAGTAGATCGGTAGGAGGACTTTATGGTGGTGGAGGTGGTTCAAGAACTTCTACATCAACTTATAGATATGTGAGGGATGGTGGAGATGGTGGGCAAGGTGCAGTAAGAATTGTTTGGGGTGCCGGTAGATCTTATCCGAGTACTAACACATCAAACCCTATACCATCAAGTCAATCAGCATCTTTTTCTGATTGGACTTTTGTTGTTTTTGGTGTTACGACGAATTACTATACCTTTATTTCTACAAATGGAAATGCCAAAACTTTAGGTTCTTCTAACGATTGGAATAATTCTGATCAAATTAATCTTGATAAAATCTTTGGAACAGGAACAAATAACTATAGTTGCTTATGGAACAACGTGATGATTTATAATCGTGAATTGACAAATGAAGAAATCCAAATAAACTTTGAAGCATTTAGACGTAAATTTGGAATCTAAATATTCATAAGTTGCAAAAACTTATGACTCCTCTTCATTCGTCCAAAGAATACTTGTTTAATCTTTATACAACAAGTTCTGGAGAAGCAAAACGAATATGGAGGCAACATATTAAAGAACATTGGAATCATAAATGTGCTTATTGTGATTCTGAAGAAAACCTGACCATTGATCATATAGTTCCAAGATCAAAAGGTGGAACGGATTTCACAAACAATGTTGTCTGTTGCTGCCATTCCTGCAATCAAGACAAGAAACATACTCCTTGGGAAGATTGGTTTTCCGAACAAGATTTTTTTACAGAAGAAAAAAGACGTGCTATACTAAAATGGATGCACAATAAGAAGGAGCAAGTGCTCTATAAATATCCACAAAGACAAAATAAAGTTTAAAAGTATTATGAATTTTACAATTTATTCAAAGCAAGGTTGCCCCTATTGTGATAAGGTTAAAATGGTTTTAACTCTTTTGAGTGAAACAAAGAAATACAATGTTATTTCTTATGAACTTAATACTGATTTCAATAGAGAACAATTTTATGCAGAATTTGGAGAAGGTTCAACTTTTCCTCAAGTTATTCTAAACGATAAACATATTGGTGGATGTACTGATACAATCACATACTTACAAGAAAATAATATGCTCTGATCGTGTCCATAAATAATTCTGAAAATTATAGCATTAATCGTGGTTTTGAGTTAATGCTTAGAAAAAAAGGAGGAGAGGAAAAAGAAACAAAATTGATACCAAAAACTTTCAATTTTGAAAAAGTATTTTCTCTACTCAAAAGAGAGATATACCTCAAAATTGAATTAGATATAATGAAAAAAAAGTAGTCTCTCGGAGAAGATCAATGACAGCAACATATTTAGTGTTTGGTTCTTTTTTAATTGTTTTATTTTTTATGGTGGGACTTTTTATCGGATGGAGTGCCAGAGAATATATGATGAACTATCAAGAAGGACCAAAACAAATTGCTTATCATCCAGAGTTTTACAATAAAAATGGTGAGTTAATTGATCAAGAAATTGTTTCAGTAAGATTTGATCCTGATTATTTTATTGATGAAGATGATAGTGATAATGATTGATAAATAAATTTAATTAATTTAATTCTGCATTAATTTTATGACAATGACAGTAAAAGAAAAAACAACGACTAAAAGAACCACTTCAAAAGCAAAAGAAGTTGTAAATGAAAATATAGATCTTCCTGCAAATCCTTTTGCTTTTGAAGTTTTAAATCTTGCTAGTTCACAAAGAACTAATGTAAAAAAAGTCGAAGTGCTTAAAAAATATGAGCACGATTCATTAAAAGCAATTTTTATATGGAATTTTGATGAATCGGTAATATCCGTTTTACCAGAAGGTGATGTTCCCTTTTTTGGGGATAATACGATGAAGACGACAACAATGTCTGAAAGAATTGAAGAAGCAGTTAAACAATTGAGTGATTCTTCAATCGGAGCAATTGACCAAAAGTATTCTACAATACGTAAGGAATATGATAAATTTTATAACTTTGTAAAGGGTGGTAATGATTCTTTAAATGGTATTCGTAGAGAAAATATTTTTGTAAATCTGTTGGAAGGTTTACATCCATTAGAAGCAGAGATTCTTTGTTTGTGTAAAGATAAAAAATTACAAACAAGATATAAAATTACTAAAGAAATAGTTTCTGAAGCATACCCAGATATTACTTGGGGAAATAGAAGTTAATTATGCTAATAATACATAAAAATTGTGATCCTTCTGTATCAAATAATAAAAGTTTACCCAGGAACTCTTATTTAATTACATATCTTGAAGATGATCAAACAAAATATGATATTGTTCAAGCAGGTTCGTTTGTAGAAGTATTTGATAATTACTACGACCAATATGGTAAAGGCAATATCTTAAAGATTAAATGGACAGAAGGAACTGTAAATCCAAAATCATATAACTATCAAGTTAAAGATAAAAAAACAAAAAAATAAGATAAAGGGGGGGGATTGTCTTCTCCCTTTTTTTGTGTTAACATAAAGTGAGAAGAAAACATTCTATGGACAAAGAAAAACTAAAACTTATTGTTCGTAATCTTGAACTCTTAGTTGATTCTCTAAAGGCAGAAATTTATTCTGATACTTCTGCTTACACTCCTATGAAACCGATGGGAAAAAGACCAATTTTAGATTACGACGAAATCTTTGAGGATGATAATGACTAATAGAGCACGAGAACTAGTAAAGTTGCTTGAAAGATTGACAAAACAAGAACACCTATATTCTTCTGAGCAACTGATTGATATGAAAAAACAACTGCGAGTAGTAAAACAAGAACTTGCAGAACTTGAAGCAAAAACAACAAAAGGATTTGGAAAGAAATGAAACCTATTAAAGCAAAAGACCTTCTTGAACTGGATAAAAGACTTGAAGTTGTAAAACTTCAGGGTTATCCAATCCCAGAACAAGTTATTTGGCAAGCAGGAAAGGGCGATTATTCTGAAGTTCCAATTCATAACGTTCCAGTTCCTAACCATCACGAATGTGGTCAGTGGATTGTTGAACAATTGCTTGCTAATGAGAGAGGGCATTGGGGTCCAATTGAGCACCCTGGCATTACTTTTTCTTGTGCTGGATTTGTTCATAATGTTATCGTTCAGGCAAGAACTCATCGTATCGGAACTAGTTGGGATGTTCAATCTCAGCGTTATACTGGAAAGCGTGTAGTTAAGGTTGCTAAAAAGGAACTTGATGTTGAAGAGGTCTTCTATGTGCGCCCTGTGGGATTCTACACCAATCGTAAGGGTAAGAAGTATGAATGGACCGAAGAGCACCGACAACGCAAGTTAGATCGCATTTTGAGTGAGTGTGAGGAGTATGTTGATTACTATGAGCAGGGTATGTGTGAAGAGCATATTCGGGATTATCTTCCTCAGGCAATTCGTCAGAACTTTGTGGTTTCTTTCAATCTAAGGTCTGTTCTTCACTTTATGGATCTTCGTTCAAAACTTGATGCTCAACTTGAAATTCAAGCACTTTGTGATGCAATTGCTCCCGAACTGAAACTATGGGCACCAAATGTTTGGAACTACTATGAAGAGAAGAGACTGCATAGAGCACGTCTGAGTCCCTAAATATTTTTGTGTTGATTTTGTAATTTTATGGAGTATTATACTTACGCTTATTTACGAGAAGATAAAACTCCATGGTATATTGGTAAAGGTAAAGGTAGAAGAGCATATCAAAAACATGATTTCTTTTCTCCTCCACCAAAAGACAGAATACTCATTCTTAAAAATAATCTTACAGAAGATGCTGCATATAAACATGAAATTTATATGATTAATGTTTTTGGTAGAAAAGATTTGGGAACTGGAATTCTTCGCAATAAATCAAATGGTGGAGATGCTCCTCCTATCTTTACTGGACATACTGAAAAAAGTAAAGAAAAGATACGAAATTCCTGCAAGGGTAGAGTATTGGGTCCAGGTATGAGTGAAGATGCGAAAAATCGTCTTTCTAAACGAAATAAAGATATGGGAATAAAACCTCCCTTACATGTTAAATCGTTTAAATTGATGTCTCCAAAGGGGGAAATATATAATGGTGACAATATTAATGAATTTTGTGAACTACACAATTTAAAACCCTCTTGCATATATGATTTGCGTAGAGGAAGACAACAACAACATAAAGGATGGAGATTGGTTTAATGGCAATATATCCAGTTTATAATCCGGAAACGGGTGAAAAAAAAGTTATTGAAATGAGTGTCCATGATATTATGGATTGGTATGAAAATAATAAACCTTGGTCCCGTGATTGGTCACAAGGATGTGCTTCACCAGGAGAGGTTGGTGACTTATTAAGTAAACACGTTAGTAGAAATCCAGGATGGAATGATGTCCTCCGTAAGGTTTCAAAAGTTCCAGGTGCAAATGTAAAACCGATTTAACTATGGCAAGAAAAAGAAGAAACAATGACAATCAACCAATTGGTGTTGGTTACACATCCAAACAGATGAAGAGGAGAAAACCAATCAGTGCTGATTATCTCATTGATGTTGAACCTTTAACAGAGAATCAAAGAAAACTTTTTGAATCATATCAAAACGGAAAACATTTGGTTGCTTATGGTTGTGCTGGTACTGGTAAAACATTTATCAGTCTCTATAATGCACTTAAAGATGTATTAGATGAGACAACACCATACGAACAAATCTATGTGGTTCGTTCTCTTGTAGCAACTCGTGAGATTGGTTTTCTTCCAGGAGACCACGATGATAAGTCTGC